CTATTTCCTGCGAAATGGCGAGAGATACAATAACTTTGTTATGACAAACGGGGACAAAACACGAAGCAAGTCCGAGAAAATCGGACATAATGGGGACATGGAAAAAGATAATTTTATATACAAGTATTATCAAGGAATAAAGAACGGGACATACGTCGTTGGCGACTGGATTGTAAAGGTTTACGACTATATCATAAACGGATTACAGGACAAAAAATTCTTTTTCGATCAGAAAAAGGCAAACGACGTCATTGAATGGATAGAATCGCATTGTTACCACACGGAGGGCGAACTTGCGCCGGGCGCGTTAAAGCTGGAAATCTGGCAGAAAGCGTTTTTGTCTTGCGTATACGGGATAGTCGACGAAAAGGGCAAACGTCAGTTCCGTGAAATACTATTAGTTGTCGGACGAAAGAACGGCAAAACAAAATTGGCGTCAGCGCTTGCCGACTATGAATTCCGCCGAGGCGGTTACGGATCGCGCGTATTTTGCCTTGCGCCGAAATTGGATCAGACAGACTTGATTTATAATGACGTCTGGCACATGGTAACAATCGATCCCGAATATAAAGCGCTAAAAGAAAAATTGTCTGAAAAGGACTATCACAATAAAAAGATATACGACGACGGCGAATTACCGCGTCACAGGGCGTCAGACTTGGCTATTCCCGCGACGAATAGCACAGTAAAGAAAATAGCATTCAGCGTAAAGAAATCCGACGGTTTCAATCCGTCACTTTGCATATGCGACGAAATCGCTTCATGGGAGGGCGACGCGGGATTGAAACAGTACGAAGTAATGAAATCCGGCATGGGCGCACGTCCAGAGGGGATTTTATTGTCATGTACGACGTCGGGGTATATCAACGATTCGATATACGACGAACTATTCAAACGCGCGACGCGGTTTTTACGGGGCGACAGCAAGGAAACGAAATTACTTCCGTTCCTTTACATGATAGACGACATAAACAAATGGAACGACATAAACGAATTACGCAAGGCGAATCCGAATCTTGGCGTTGCCGTTCCTGTAGATTATATGCTGGAAGAAATCGCAGTCGCCGAGGGATCATTATCGAAAAAGAACGAATTCATTGTCAAGTACGCGAATCAGAAAAGAAATTCGTCAATCGCATGGTTAGACAATGACGTTATTGAAGCGACGACGGGCGATCCGTTAAAGCTGGAAGATTTTCGCGGTTGTTATTGTGTTTCGGGATTCGACTTGTCCCGCACGACGGATTTAAGCGCCGCGTGTATTTCGATAGAAAAGGACGGCGAATTTTATATATTCTGCCGTTTTTGGTTGCCGTCAGAACGAATCGAAGCGGCGACGTCAAACGAGGGCGTTCCGTACAACATATACGTGCAACGCGGATTGTTGACGCCGTCGGGGACAAATGTCATTGACTATAATGATATTTTCGAGTGGTACAAGGAACTTGTCGAGAAATACGAAATCTATCCGTTAAAAGTCGGGTACGACAGATATTCCGCGAATTATCTTGTCCAGCAAATGACGAATTATGGATTCCATTGTGATGACGTATTTCAAGGATTCAATCTTTCGCCAATCATTGACACGTTCGGGGGTTACCTACGCGATAAAATCGTTCATATTGGGGACAACGACTTATTGAAAATACATTTTTTCAATTCCGCGCTCAAAGTCAGCACGGAAAAAGGACGATCGAAATTAATTAAAATAAAGCCGACGGCGCACATTGACGGAATGGCGGCAGTCATTGACGCAATGACAGTCCGCGACAAGTGGTACGGCGAAATCGGCGAACAACTAAAAAACGAAAGGGAATAATTCATGTCTTTACTTGACAAAATATTTCGTCCAGACGACGCGAAGAAATCGGACGAAGCATTGACGAAAGCGAACGCGTTCTTTCAGACGTTGACGGCATACGCGCCCGTTTTTACGTCATGGGGGGGCGCGATTTACGAAAGCGAAATCGTTCGGGCGTCAATCGACGCACGCGCACGTCATATTTCTAAATTAAAGGTCGAAACAATCGGGACGGCGAATCCGTCGTTACAGACGAAATTAGCACTTGCGCCGAATCAATGGCAGACGTGGTCGCAGTTTTTGTACCGGGTGTCGACGATCCTTGACGTCAATAACACGGCGTTTATCGTTCCGGTATTCGACGAACGCAAGATAATTACGGGCGTATTTCCCGTGCTTCCGGCGTCTTGTACGTTAGTTGAATATGACGGCGAAATCTGGCTTCGTTATCAATTCAGCAACGGACAGTACGCGGCGGTCGAATTAAGGAAATGCGCGGTATTAACGAAACATCAATATAAAAGCGACTTTTTCGGGGATTCGAACAGACCGCTTCGCGAAACAATGCAATTAATGCATATACAGAATCAAGGAATACAGGAGGGCGTCAAGAACGCGGCGACGTTCCGATTCATGGCGACGTTGAACAACTTTTCCAGCGCGGAAGACTTGGCGAAAGAGCGCGAACGCTTCCGCGAAACGAACTTGTCGACGGAATCAGATTCGAGTGGATTCCTACTGTTCCCGAACACGTACAAGGACATAAAGCAAGTTGACGTCCGCCCGTACGCGGTAGACGCCGAACAAATGAAACAAATTCGGGACAACGTATTCAACTATTTCGGCGTGAATGAAAAAGTATTGACGAACGCCGCGCACGCGGAAGACTTGGAAGCGTTTTTCGACGGGGCAATCGAGCCGTTCGCAATTCAGTTTTCGGAAGCAATGACGAAAGCGCTTTTCAGCGAACGTGAACGGGCGCAAGGATCATATCTTATTGCAAACGCAAATCGTTTACAGTATATGTCGACGTCCGCAAAGGTACAAATGGCGAAAGAACTTGGCGATCGCGGCGCGATACTAATTGACGAAATTCGAGAATTATTTAATTACAGTCCGCTTCCAGACGGCGCGGGACAAGTCGCGCCAATAAGGGGCGAATATAAAGCGACGGACACGTTGACGGAAGACAACGAATCCGAAACGGAAAACGAAAGCGAGGACAACGAAAATGCCGAAAACTAACGACAGAGAATATCGAAATATGACGTTGGAAGTCGTACGGGACGAAAACGAAGAAAACGAAACAATGAACGTTTCGGGTTACGCAAGCACGTTTGACGATCCGTACGTACTTTTTGAAAATGACGATCTTATCTATCTGGAACAAGTCGACAAGAACGCATTCGACAATACAGACATGACAGACGTCATAATGCAATACGATCACGCCGGGCGCGTGTTCGCAAGAATAAGCAATGGAACGTTGGACGTTGGCACAGACGACGTCGGACTGAAAATTGACGCGGATTTAAGCGGGACGGAAATTGGACGTCAGCTTTATGAAGAAATCCGCGGGGGATATACGGACAAAATGTCGTTTGGCTTTACAGTCGACGGCGACGAAGAATTGCGCACAGAATCAGACGACGGACGCGTCCAGATTCTACGCACAATTTTGTCCGTGAAAAAGCTCTATGACGTTTCAGCCGTGAGCATTCCCGCAAATTCCGCAACAAGCATAGGAATTTCAACGAGAAGTAGGATCGACGGAGCGATCGAAACTATTCGCGCGGAGCGACGCGAAGCGGAACGCATGGCACTTGAACGTCGCAGAACAGAAGTCAAAGCGAAAGCATTGACAGAAAGGAATAAAGGAAAATGACACGCGAAGAAATTATGGAACTTGGATTCGACGAAATCGAACAGCGTGCAGAAGAAATCGCAGTCGAAACGGCAGAAGCCGACAGCGAAACGCTTGAAACATTAAACGCGGAGCTTGACGCGATCGCCGAAAGACGCGAAGCGCTGGAAATGGAAATCGAAACAAGGAAAAAAGCGGAAGCCGAAATCATAAACGGCAAAGGAAAAGAAATCGAAACACGAAAGGAAGAAGAAATCAAAATGACAGACAAGGAAATCAGAAATAGTCGTGAGTATATCGACGCATTCGCAAAGTATGTCAAGACAGGAAATGACAAGGAATGTAGAACACTTTTCACAGATAACGTAGAGGACGGTGTCGTTCCTGTTCCCGATTTCGTGGCAGACATAGTCGCGGAAGCGGTAAAAAGTAGCGAAATTCTTTCCAGAATTCGCAGAATGGAAGCAGGCGGAAATGTAAAAGTCGGATTCGAGTATTCAGCGCCCGCCGCAGAAGCGCACATTGAGGGCGGCGAAGAAGTCAGCGAAGAAGAGCTCGGACTTGGAATCGTAACACTGGTTAGCAAGACTTGGAAGAAGTGGATCAGCGTCAGCGATGAAGCACTGGACAATAGCGAATCATTC